ACCCTAAGAAGAGATATTGCTACCTCTTCAGCACCCTCGAGCCGGAGTACGGAGAACCTAGTAGCTCATTACTGAGCGCTATGGTGTGTCCGTACCCCGACGACGCAACGCGAACTGCCAATTAGGCAGCGAGCACGTCAGAGGGGACCCACCTACGATTAACCAAAACCGTAGGTCGCTGAGCATATCCGGAAGCCCAATGGGTATCCGGCGATGGTTCCTCCGTAAAGTACTGGAGGAGCTCAGCGCTAGTGCCGGATTGCGACCGCGTCTGTTTTGTCGTAAGACAAACCGCGCGGCATTCCAACCTCTGAAGGTTAGTATTCCACCTACTACGTAGGTGGGACACATCACTTCCAGAAAAGGACACCAATCCGAACTGTCCACTGACCGTCTTTACCACCGGAAGCTCTTGCTGGAGCGATAGTGGTAGAGTCGATTTTAGCCACTCTGCCGTGACCCAGAACCCCTTCTTATAGAAGTTGTTCGAAGTCTCGACGATAGTAGCTACGGTCGTGGATCGGGACTGTGCGTAGATATCAAGGAAATATGCCGGGGTTACATCGTAACCCGCAAAGCATTCCACACCACAACTTTCTCTGAACCTTCCGGTTCCGAAAGTTTTGGAGGGATTAACCTTGAAACCCAGGTACGCAAGTACCTGTACTACGGACTTTCCTACTGCGTGCGGGACGACAATGTCGTCACCGAACACCCGGACCTGTTTTGACATTCGTCGAATGTTAGTGGTATTCACCGGTAGGTGAAGTTCATCTAACATCGCCGCCACACATACAATCGTATAGATGTATGTCTGGACGGGAAATGTCGTAGCAGCTCCCATGGCTGCGAACTTACGCATCATATGATACTTAGGTTCGCTCGTGATTTGATTCACAAGCCATCGTGTCCTAGCGGCGTGTAAAGCGTTCAAGAGGGTATGATTAGCCCTGAAGATACGCTCGACTAGCCAACAGGAGACGCAATCAGAAGCACTGGAAAGATCAATCGTCCAGTGACTACCGGTTCGGGAGGCGGATTTCGCGAATTCCTGGTTAGGACGTTGATCATTAAACCTGATCGATTTCCCAATAGGCGATTTGCGAACCTTGACGGTCAAGAAATCCTTGATCGTTTGCTGAGCCCATTGATGAGCAGTAGGTTCCGCGGCAATGAGCCGTGGTCCTTTCTGCGTCTTTGGGACTGCAATTAGTCGAGATGGGTCCTCACGATTAACGTGACTACCACACTCGCTATCAAGATGGTCCATCCAATAGGATGCATTGGCGAAGCCAAAGCTATCCATAGGGAAGAACCAATCCAGCTTAGCAGGCCAAGTCGGAAAAGAGTATTTAGAACTTTTTCCAAGCTTGGCATCTGCTACTGCTCCTGGTCCGTGCTTCGCTCTCCACTCGGTTGG